ATTCTTTGTATAAGACTGTAGGTGGTATAGCTGCAGGATTTACAAGACCTTTAGACTTCATAAATAAGGGTGTTGGTTTTGTTTTTGAGACAGATATGGTTAAAGATACTAGACAAGCTCGTGGTGGTGCTATGTTTACGCAACAAGCAACTAAATATTTTGATAATATTATAGAAGCTTTTATAGGAGAGACAGAAACTTTAACAGGAGAAAAACTAAGAGTTGCAACTCGTGAAGGAGATTTGTATGATGCTAATCCACTAGCTCGTATATTTGGTTTAACTGTGAAGAGAGGTAAGACTGCAGCAGAAAAAGCTTACTCTATGGCTGAGATGAAAACATGGACTGCAGATAGCAGAACTAAAATGACACAGTACGACAGGATATTTAATAAATCTTTAGCCCCTTTATTGGAGCCTAAAATGTCTAGGTTAGTAGAGAGTAAGTCTTTTAAAGAAGCAGACTTAGCAAAGCGTAGGGATATGGTGAGAAACGTTTTGTCAGGTGCTAAAGCTACTATAAGAAACTACTTGGACAGCACATCAGGTGATAACTTTATGGAGAGGTTACGTTACAAAGCCTCAACAAAAGGAAACAAAGATCAAAAGAATAAAGCTATGAAGTTTATGAAAGAGCAACACGGTGTTACTGGAAGATTAGAAAACTTTAATTATAGAGAGCTACAAATGTACAACTCCTATATAAAACATCTAGAGTATATAAGTGATACAGATTTTGTACAGTAAAGAGGGGCCACTACAGCCCCTTCTTTTTTAGTTGTTCTATGAAACGTTCTAGCATAGATATTAAGTCTTTACGCAACTCCTCTGGATCAGTCTCTTTCTTTCGTAGATCAAGAAACTTTTTTGCCTCCTCCTCTAAATTTGCCTTAGACATTTTTACGGTAGCATAGACTTAAAGTACTCTACTACGTGCTCTGATATCATCTGCTTTCCAGTTTCATAAGTGGGTTCAACTACATTTTCGATAACACCTACACCTATTATAAATGCAAAAACTTCTATCATAGACTTACTCCTTTATGTTATGTCTACTACTTCACACACATCACCAGAGCAAGCCATAGTTTGCATTGCTAGAGTGTTGTCTTCTTGTTCATACTCAGAAAGCTTAGACCAATCTATCTTCTCTGGCATGAGGGATTTTAATGTTTCGTAATCATGCTTACCACAATCTTGATACGGAGCTTGCTGATAAGTATGATCTGAGTGAGGTAAGAAAGATACACCTGACATTTCATCAAAGTGCTTATACACAAATGCACCTACCTCCATCCACTCTTCATCTCTGACTGTGATAGTTACGCTAGGCTTGTGCTCACACCAGTGACGTTGATATGTAAGCCACATGTCTAGTTGCTCTATGGCAGTCATGTCGTTACGTGTTATCGCACCTTGGGGTGCTTTTACAGGGAAGCTGAATACCGTTGTAGAATCTGGCTTGTTTATCTCTGGCTCGTTAGGTATACCTTGATCTTTCATAAACTTGGTGAGGGGGTCTTTGTTATCACCACGTACAGTACGGATATAATATGGAGAGTGACGAGCATGTATGCCACTTGCGGAGTCAACCAACTGTGATACCGTACCGCTTGGTTTGACGCAGCTAATTGCAACAGAGGGCGGTATGTTAAGACGACTAGCAAGTTCATCGTTAGTAGAAATGGCGACATTCTTTAGGTGCTCCAGTGTTTTTTCTAAGCCTTTATTCTTAGGTGTCATTAAACGATTGTCCATTATGCCTGTCAGTGACACGCCAAGCAATCGCTCCTCCTCTGTATTGTTTTGCCACACCTTACGCAGGTAGGGAAACTTAGTGTAGGAGGATTGTATTGTTCCCAATATTGTTGCAACACGTACCTTTCGCTCAAGACTTTCAATATCATCTGTAGCCCTGACCACAACTTCCGTAAGATTACAGAACTGATACGGCCTAAGTATGATCTCACTGCAAGGATTAGTGCCAAAGTCATAGTTAGGATCACGCCTATCTGCTTTAGCAGCTTGTTTCTTAGATGCTTCACGATTAAATACTCCCCTTTCTCCTGACTTACTCTCAACTAACGCAAGCCACTCACGCATAAACGTTTCCATGTTAGGTCTTTCAGTGTAGCATACAGAGTTATTAGCTAACGCACGATGCGCTGCTGTATCCCACCACTGTCCTGACTTAGCGTGTCGCATACGATCATCACTTAGGTTAGACAAAGATATCATTGCGCTACGCCTGACACCACCTACAACTACGATCTGCCCTATAAAGCACATAAGATCGTGGCACTCTATACTGGATAGCTTACGCCCTTGTGCGTTTTTGAATGTCTGCACAGCAAAGTTAAACAGTTCTACTAAAGGCGCTGGGCCTGACGCTCTACCGCCAAACGTTTTAAGTCTTGCACCTGCAGGACGAACTTTAGTTACATCCCATTTAGCAATCTCACCAGCCCAAAGGAGTGCCAACAATTGCCTAAACGACTTAGCCCATCCCTCCTTGCTGTCCTTTACAACGATAGTGGTATCGCTCTCGAAGAGAGTAGGGATTTCAGGGAGTTCACTGATGTATTGCCTCTCGACACTAAACCCGACACCAGTACCACAGAGCAAGATAAACATAGCCTCATCGAAGGACTTAGGGTCATCTACGGTTAGATAACTACAGTTGTATCCTGCAGTATTGTCACGATTTAAAGCTGGGCCAGCAGTCATCATGGCTCTCATGGATGGCATGACTTCTAAGTTAAGTATGGCATCACGTATGTTGTTTACGTAGGTGTCATCACCTAGCTTTGGGCGTACTACGTTGTCCATGTATCGCTCTACTGTGTCACTCCAAGACTCACGCCCTTTACCGTCAACGTACTTAGCGTACCGTGACTTATGTATGAAGGACTGATAGTCCGTAGGTAAATAATTATCCATTATCTTTTGTCTCCACTTCCTTTCAAAGCCCCTCTTTTTTGTCTGTCTCTTAGCTTCCTTAAATTTTTATTGGCTACTTCAGATAAGTCTACACTTAGGTCACGGCATAGTGCAGCTATATACCACATACAGTCACCTATCTCGTCAGCTATGGCATCACGATCAAAGTTACCATCCCTTAGTATCTTCTTTACTTTGTTGGCTACTTCCCCTGCTTCTGCAGCTAAACCTAAAGCTGGGTAGATTACTTTATGTTCATGTTTATATATAGCTGTAGCTGCAGCTAACTCCTGGTACTCGTTAAGCAGATAGTCTGCATCACTGAACCTTCTAAAAACATCAAGGTCTTCTTTAGTGATCATGTCACCATCTCTCCTTCACATTTAAGTTATCTAATTCTACATCATCAATATCGTAGAAAGTATTATGTATTAAGTCATACACATCATCCTCGTGTGCTTCTTCTACAGAGGAGAATATATTGTTGTTCTCTCCTACTTTAAGTACGAATGTCACACTAAACTTTTTCTGTATCATTTGTGGAACTCCATCCAACGTTTTTTCATCCTTAGTAAATACCATATTGCTTTATCTATATCTTCTAAACCGTTCTTGTATTCACAACGCCACATATACTTTAATACGTTAGCTGCTTGAGGTGCTATGTATCCTGACATATTTTCTGTCATGGCTTCTATTGCATCTATGCACTCTATGCCAGCTTGGTTGTAGTGTACTGGTTTGTTTACTGGATCAGTATTAGTCATGCGTTACCTTCTGTTTTAGTCCACCTAGTAAGCTTTAAAACTTTACCGTTAGTTCCTTCTACTTCTTCATATAGAGGTTTCTCTTGTTTGTCAAGGCTTACTAAGTAGTCTCTTCTGTCTGCTACTGTTTCATACAAACCTTCATCCTCTTGGATCATCTCTAAGAATGTACCCATTAAAGTAGCTAAGTGAACTAGATAGGACACAGCTTCTACGTCTGTCTTCACCATAGCTCCACAAACTAAGCCTGTCTCTAGCTCACCTGTCCACTCTCCTTTTGCATTAAAACTTGCAGGTCTTAGAAGTACTGCTACTTCATCATCCTGTACTATGTAAGGCATTACGTTTTCCTTTTATTACCTTTAAATG